GGCATAGTATAGACTTGACCATATTCATCTAGAAAGTGTGAACAATCTTTGATATTGAACTTGTCAAATCCAGGCCTCACCGAACCAATATTATCATCACCATATGTCATTGCAGCAACACAATCACGAAAAACAGCTCTTTCTTCAAAATTCTCACATGGATATTGAGTGTAGAAAAAGCATCGTAGATTTAATGAGCCACATATACCATTGATAATGACGGTCAACGAGTTCCCACTGATATGGGTGCCTTCTGTCAAACCAATCAGATCGCCATTGAAAGCAATATAAGCGAACACAATATCGCCAGTCATTGCTTCCATCACACGAATATCTTCATCAGAATAATCACATTCTCTTGCAAAATCAATGAGAATACGTAACGCTGCAAAGATCAATTGTGATGGCAATTTTTGATCATATTTGCCATAGTCACCGCCAAACAAACGATCCATTCCAAATTTTGTAGCATGTTGGTGAAATTCTTCCCACTCAGGGCCATGTGAATTAATACCAACAGCACATTCAGAAACCAAAGGATTCATTTGCAAAACACGCAAAATAGGCAAATAATACTTCCGGATAAGATATGTCAAGGACAATGCATTACCATAAAAGATTCTACATTTGTCTTTGGTCAAAATTTCATCCTTTTTGCACGCTTTAGCGATTGGATAACCACGTTCACCGCGTTTATAACAATCCTCAATGCGTATGATTTCATCCATCAACTCCTTTTCGAGAACACGATTGTTTGGCCACTCTTCAGTAGGCTCCAATTCAATAACATGATCTCGTTTAGGACCTGACAAAGGAAATCCAACAGAAGTATTCAATTTGATTGCATCCATAAATTTCTTACCCGGAATACCACACAAATTCTCGTGATCAGTCAACGGCCTTGAAGTACGCCACATCTGATCACGGAAAATAATCAAAAGTGGTTCCTTGTAATCCTTAACTGCTATCTCCAACAACGTGTGTGGATACGGGTGAGCAGGCACAGCCAAATTGGCTAAACACGTTTGCCATCCATACCAATCGGGATTTAATTTTGGTCCTCTGTAGATATTAGGTACACCACAAACATCAGTGACATGCTCACTAATTGGTGTAACCTTAACATCCGTTTTGGTCAAAGATCGACCAGGACAAGATCCAAAATATTCTACTTGCGAATTTTCTGGCAAATAATTCAACGCACTTTTCTTGTGCAAAGGTTCATTTTTCAGAACCTGAACACCAAGAACTGTGGTTTCAAATTTACCAGCTTCACCAGAAAGTATGACGCCCTCCTTTTTCCGAAGATCATTAAAAGCTGTCAATAATTTCTGTTGTGTTACGCTGCCGTAGCATCCAACTGGTGTACCAGCTGTACCACCGAGATGCACTCCTAGAATCACAGATCCATTCGTGTCAGAAATGAGTGTAGCACCGCACATACCATCAAACGTGTTAATAGTCAAATTACGGTACATACCACCCACAAAATCGTGAATAGTTCGCACAATACCAGGAGCAGTCACTCCTTTAGCTCTTATCATCTCACCATTTTTCTTTCTCCACGCCATGCGAAATGGCACAGATGGCATC